TTTGGAACTTATGTAGCAAATAAAACAAAAATAACCACGAAGGAACAATCATGATAGAAAAACAAAAAGCGATGACGCAAAAAAAAGATAACCTACCGTCTCAAATTAATCTTGAGCAGATGGCAGGTCAGGGTCAAGAGTTTGTAACAGCTCGTGATCAAAAATTACCAATACTTAAAATACTCTATGCTAACTCTCCCGTATTAGATGAGACAGATGGAAAATATGTTGAGACTGCAAAACAAGGAGATATGTGGAGTGAAACTTCAGGTAAGGTATGGAAAGGTAAACAGGGTGTATTAGTTGTACCTTGTTTATATATAAATACTTTTAATGAATGGAAAGATAAAGGGGATAGTCCTGGTAGACCAGTTAAGATACATACTGATCCATCTATCATGTCTCAAACCACAAGAGGTACAGACAATAAGGATAGATTAGAGAATGGTAACTATGTAGAGGATACGGGTAATCACTTTGTTTACATCTTGGATGAGAATTATAATCCGATGGAACAGGCATTGATAACTATGAAATCAACCCAAAAGAAAAAATCTAAAACATGGAACTCAATGATTCTTTCAAGAAGAAGACAGGGTAAGAACGGTATGTTCAATCCTCCATCATGGTCCACGGTATATAGATTAACAACCACAAAAGAATCTAATTCACAAAATTCTTGGTACGGTTGGGTTGTCGACTTTGATAAATTTTTAGATACGGCTGATAGTCTTAAAACGCTTGAGACTACACAGGCATTTTATCAAAGTGCTATGAAAAGTGATATCTTTGGTAAGGTCGATTTTACACAAGATCAAATACAGAAAGATACTAAAGAGGGTGTTCCTTTTTAATATTTTTTTATGGAGGAGCAACTCTTAAAAATATTTGAGGGTAATTCTGAACTGTTCATCACTACCTCTCTAACAGGAGAGGTGGATGAACGGGGAAAGACAGTTGGACAAACACTCACGGTCCACGAACCTGTTACTCTACAAATTTGGAAGGAACATCTTCAGGGTACCAAAAGAATTGGTATCAAACCTGAAAAAGATAATAAATGTAAGTGGGCTTGTATCGATATAGACCCACACAACTATAAACAATATAATCAGAAAAAAATTGTAGATATAATCAAAGAATTTAATTTACCTTTAATACCTATTAGATCTAAGTCAGGTGGCCTCCATTTATTTTTATTTTTAGATGATTGGTATCCAGTAAAAGATATTTTAAAAAAATTGCACCAATGGAATAATGATTTTTTCCAAGCACAAGAAATTTTTCCAATGAACAAATGTTTAAATATGCCTTACTTTAATATGAATGCTACAACAGAGTTTGCATACACTAATGATAATACTCCTGTAATGATTGGAACTTTCTTGCAATTAGTTAAAGAAAAAACTTTGTCTCTAGAAAGTCTTTTAAAAATTAAAGTAAAAGACTACGAACCTGAGAGTGATTGGAAACAGTACCCTCCGTGTTGTCAAAAAATGATCTCGGAAAAATGGTCAGGCAATCATAGAAATGATTTATTATTTAATATTGGTGTTTTAGAGATGAGAAAATCAGATGGTAATTTATCTAAGAAAGAGATAACGCAAATACTTTTACAAAGAAATAAGGAGGTTTTTACCACGCCATTAGATGAGAGAGAAGTAGTCAATACTGTTGCTAATTCAGTAAGTAAAAAAAATTATAATTTAAGATGTAATACACCTCTTTGTGATAAGGATAAATGTAAATTTAGAAAATTAGGAATTGGTTCACAAGTGCCTGATCTTATAGATGATTTTGAAGAAATAGAATTTATAAGATCTACAAAATCTATCGAATACTCTTTTTTGTTTCAAGGCGAAAAAATTATTATTGGTCCTGAAGATATGAAAGATGAAAAATCTTTTAGAGTAAGATTATTAAGATATGGTATATACTGGATTACTCTACCAAAACCAAGATCAGGTCCATCCCCTTTTGAGATGCTTATGTCAACTATAGTCAAGAAGGCAGTAGAGAATGAAAAGATGAAGTTTGAAGATACCCTTGGTGAAGAGAAATATAATTTTCTTAAAAAGTTTTTTGAAAGCCATATAGAAGAAGATGATTTTGATAAACTGCAGGATAATTATGTTGTACTAGATTCTAAAACAAATGTTTGTTATTTTAAAAAAATTACTTTTGAAAAATTCCTTGGTAATAATAAAACCTTTAAAAGTGCAGCAGAGGCTATGCATCTATTAGGTTGTGAAAGAATTGATTATCATGAGGGTGTAAAAAATGTATGGTCTGTTGAGATGCCTAAGTTTGTAGATTATAAAAAACAAGAAAAAAAAGTTAGTAAGAAAACAGTATCGGAGATGGATGACGAATTCCACACAGGAAAATTTAGAACTTAAAATACTTAAAGAATTATATCACAAAACGATTAAAATCTTTGGTCCACCAGGAACAGGAAAAACCTACACATTAATAGAAAAAGTTTTAAAAGGTTATTTAAGAAAAGGTATAAGACCAAATGAAATAGCTTATTTATCTTTTACTAATAAAGCAGTTAACACTGCAGTCTCTAGAGCTTTAGAATCTTTTCCACAATATAGTCCTGATGATTTTTCAAGATTTAAAACATTACATACATATTGTAGAAGATATTTTCCTGAAGAGGTATTTGATCCAAAGGACTGTACAATTGATTTTGCATTGCAGACAAAAGTAATTAAGACTTCAGATAAAAGATTAGCAGATGATAATTTTATGTATAAGGATTGGTCGTTAGGTGTATACAGTAAATCTAGAAATTTGTTGATATCTCCAGAAGAAGCATACAAAAAAGAAAGTTACAAACGAGATTCATTAACTGTTTTTTTAAGAAAGATAAGCACATATGAACATTACAAAACAGGAGGAGGTGAAAGATCATTTATAGATTTTGATGATATGATAGAGAGAGCAATAAAGGAAATAGATTTTCCACCTTTAAAAGTTTTAATATTAGATGAGGCCCAAGACTGTACCCCACTTCAATGGTCGGTAATATATAAGATGGCCCCTAAAGTAAAAAGGATCTATCTTGCAGGTGATGATGATCAAGCAATATATAAATGGAACGGTGCAGATCCAAAGTATTTTACAAAATTTTTTCCAGGTCGTAAGGTAAAATTAAGGAAGACACAAAGATTTGGTGAGGCCATACACAGATTTTCTCAAGTAATTAGAAGAGGTATTAGTGATAGTGAAGAGAAAGAATATTTACCAGGTGGCACTAAAGGATTTGTTAAAGCTTATTTATCTTTTAAAGAGATACCGTTTGAAAAGTTGAAAGAAGATTGGTTTATCTTAGGTAGGATAAATGAAACAGTTAATCAATTAAGAATGTTAGCCAAAGATGCAGGGCTATACTTTAAGGATAATAAGGGTACAAAATGTTTCGACCAAAAACAATGGGATGCAATTAAATCATGGACAACAATATCAAATAATAAAAAAATAGATAAAAAAGGTGCAAGAAATATGTACAAATTTATTAGGGAGTTAGAAGACCCTGCCTATCGATTAGATAAATTTTGGAGAGCTGAACCTGATTTTAAAGAATATGACTTTCAAGCTTTAAAAGAATGGTGTGGTTTAACTTTAGATAATAATCAAAAAAATAAACCATGGTATTGGATATTAAGGAGAAATTTTAAACCAAGACAAGTTAGACATTTTATTAGGTTGTTAAGAAGATATGGTCAAAAAGAATTAGACAAAGATCCCTTAATAACTATTGATACTATTCATTCTGTAAAAGGGGGAGAAGCGAATCATGTTGTGTTATATGGTAAAGGCAATTATCCATCAGATTATTCAAATAAAAATAAACAGGAAAAAAGTGATGAACGCAAAGTTTGGTATACAGGAGCTACAAGAGCAAGAAAAACTTTACATTTGTTGAGATCTGATTATAAATTCAACTATCCTATTGGACAAGATTATTTAGTTTATATACAGGAGAAAAATGACAAATAAAGATATGTTTGACGAAGCATTCCCAAACGATAAACAAGTAGGAGGGTCTCATTATATAAAAAAATTTGTTATTCAACCATGGACATTTATTAGAAAAAATAATCTTAATCCATTACAAGCAAATATAATTAAATATGTTTGTAGATATTTACTTAAGGGCAATCCTTTACAAGACTTAGAAAAAATAAAACATTATTGCGATTTAGAAATAGAACATCTTAAAAATAAAAGAGATGGGAAAAAACAAAAAAATTAAGTGCTCAAAATGAAATTTATTATTGTGCTCCTTGCTATGTTAATAAGTTTATCAGGATGCGTAAAAGATTACGACTTCAACCCAGCAACCACAGTGGTAAGAATGATGATACAAGGATCTGAATGAGTAATGGACTGCAACTAACTTTGACTTTTAAAAAATCTATGTGGAATACTCCAATTGAATATAAAGATCTCTCTCAATATAAAGAAATAGCTATTGATTTAGAAACACGAGATGAAGGACTCAATAATAAATTAGGTGCAGGTTGGGCTCTTGGTAAAGGAGAGATAGTTGGTTTTGCAGTAGCAGTTGAAGGTTGGAAAGGTTATTTTCCTTTTGCACATTTAGGTGGTGGTAACATGATACCAGAACAGGTTAAGAGATATATGAAAGATGTATGTGCTTTACCGTCAACAAAAATTTTTCATAATGCACAGTACGATGTTGGATGGTTAGAAGCATCAGGTATAAAGGTAAATGGACCAATAGTTGATACGATGATAGCTGCAGCTTTGATAGATGAGAATAGATTTTCTTACTCATTAAATACTTTATCTGTAGATTATTTAAATGAGATAAAGGCAGAAACAGAATTAAGAGAGGCAGCAGCAGCTCATGGTATTGATCCAAAAGCAGAAATGTGGAAGTTACCTGCAGAACATGTTGGGTATTATGCAGAACAAGATGCAGAATTAACTTTAAAATTATGGCAGAGATTTAAACAAGAAATAGCCACACAAAGTTTAACTACTGTTTGGGAGATGGAGCAGCAATTGCTTCCGATCCTAATAAAAATGCGTCAGCGAGGAGTGAGAGTCCAAGTGGAAAGAGCTGAAGAATTACAAAAAGAAATGATGATCCAAGAAAAAGAAATACTACAGGCCATAAAAAAAGAATCAGGAATAGAAGTAGACATTTGGGCATCACGCCAGATTGCCAAAGCTTTTGACAAAATGA